CAGAAAACATATCGGGGCTATTGTTGCATTACGCGGAAAAGGATATGGCTTCCCAAATTCTAATAAATTCACGAAATGGGGAGTTATATACTCGTTCGCGAGTATATAATACGGGAAATTGGGACAAGTGGACTGAATGGAAGTCAATTACGCTTACCTAATCTGGCGACATAATTTGCTCCTTTCATTTCTTACCTTATCTTCTGCCCATTAAACGTGTGAGATTATGGCAGAGCAAGATATAAGAGAAGATCAGATGACTATAACCAATACAGTGGATTATCTGAGAGGGCTAAAGGGTAAAGACAGCGTGCTTATGGCTATAAGTACGCTATTTTTAGATGTAATGAAAGAACGTGGTTATTTAACTTATAATTCTGAAGACGCAGTAAATAGCACCATAATTCCTGGTTCATATTCCCACGGAGGCCCTATTATTGGAACAAGTGGCAAGCACGGTATATTATTGGTCTTGAAATCCACTACTTATATTGTTCAACTTGATTTTAATTTTGACAATAAGTTTTTCTTTCGATATTCATCGAATAATGGTTCTACCTGGAGCGATTGGAAGTCAGTAACTCTTACTTAATCTGGAGGATTCATTGTACCCTTCTATTTCTTGCTTAATCTCTTGCCCCTTAAATGTGAGAATATTATGGCAGATGATATTAAAGAGAATGCAATGGGTGGTGGTACACCTGCAAGATTGCGTGGGCTGGATACAAATGGTAATAGCATCAGTCCGACAGTGGTAGAAGTAATGAAGGCAATGGAAATATACATCTTTAACCTTACGCTGGCAGCAGGTGAAGAAAAAGACCTTGGTGACTTGGGGTACGGTATGTATTTGCTTGCATCCCCCAACAATGCAGCAACTGCTATATTTGCTTGTGGTTCCTATTCGAATAGCTTTGTATCAGATGCAGGTTCAAATTACTACTGTGATTATACAGATGGGACTAAAGGTATTGTTTTCGGTCGAAAAACGACAAATGGTAGCTTTTTTATCAAAAACAACAGAAAAACTGAAACATACGTAGTTTTAAAAAGGATTGGTACCTTCTGATAGTGGTTCTGCAAACCATGTGGGTTTTCACCCGTTCCGACCGAGATGGCCGGAACGGGTAATATTATTATCAGATTAGGTAAGAGTTACTGACTTCCATTCGCTCCAAGTAGAACCATTATAGAATGAACGTACATATAATCTCAGCGTTGAACCTGGCACTAAAAATCTTTGTATAAGCCAATCTTCAGAATAAGATATTGTTTCTAATATTGCTATTGTATTCACTGGAGAATTGTACCATCTGTAACTGCCTATAATACAACTAGATTTAATCTCATTACAATTGTATGGTTCATTTTTGTTTCCCAATATAAGAGCTGATAAAAAATTACTTTTATGCACTTTCCCTTGGCTATTCCCTCTTTCCACGTACACATAATCCATACTTGACCATATCGGAAACTGGTTCATCGCTATATCTTGCTTCTCTGCCATATCTTTCTTACATTTAAGGGGCATCCGCTTTAAAAACATGACACCCTAATTTAACATTTAAATAATTAACTCGTTTTTGTTTAAATAAATTCCCGAATTCACGGCACCGGGAAAGCCGAAAAAGAACAAGTTTCCTTGTTATAGAACTGTGTCGACGGAAGATTCCTCGACCACTTCCACGAAACCACCGGACACCAAATCAGCAAGGTCAAACGACAAGCCCATATCGCTGTCACGGATACACAAGTAAAGCACATCCTTGTCTGTGTAATACTTGCCGTTGAACAGTTCCATTCCCTGCTTCCAGGATATCGGGTCCTCCTTCGTTCCGGACGCTTCAACCTGCACAACCTTGTAGATAGATTCTGTACCTGCGCCCGGTACCCATTGTTCGGCAAACTCATGCTCCTGGACTACCTCATACAAAGTGTCCTTGTAGGTGAACATGAATCCGATTGGCTCAGTCTTGCCAATCAGCTCATCCCACTTCGGGAAATACTCCTTATGCTTAAGGCTCTCCCCAACTGTCAAGCCTGCGGTGTTGATATTCTCCTTGATTATCTCATGTAGCGTGTCCACCTTGTCCAGATACTCGTCCGATAGGTCGGAAGGGTCCAATATCGTCCCGGCGTTGAGCATCTTCTCCTTCTCGACTTCGGACACCTGGCGATATTTGGAAGCCTCCGAAACATCGTTGATATACGCGGTATTCCCGAACACCCTTTCATCTATGGGCACATCCGCACTCTGTGTAAGGTAGTGCCCTCCGTCTGCTTGCAAAATCATTGTTGTTCCTCCTTTCTTGTTTGTTATATCCTATACTTTTCCATAATACTTAATAAACTCAAACGGCTTTCTTACATCAAGATATCCGTCTATATTCTCGTTAGCGTAGGCTTCCATCTCGAATGCGGAATTATCATAAGCCTTATTTCCTACGTTCACCCAACACCGGTTACGGCATAGGTGATACACGTAGGATATTGCGTACTCCAACCCGTACTGAAGATAGAACCACAACGGGCAAAGCAGATATTCCCATAAGCTGAACCCGGCAAACAGCATGATTACCGTCAGCAGCACAGCCGAAGCAATCATACATTCTTCCCACTGCCTTACATGAATCGCCTCATGGTTGAGCGTACTCTGCTTCATCTCTTCCTTGCTTTTCTTGGTGAAGACGAAGCATCCCAATGTGATGGTACTGTAGCCCTGCCACAACAGCCATTTCGCTAACTTGCTTTCATAAAATACTTTCATATACTATTTCAGTTTTTAAATACACACCAATAGGTTATATCTCCATCGGCATATCTAAATCCGATTAATTCATGATACCCGTGAGCATCTGCTATATTATAACTTGATACAATATTGAACATATCGCCATTGGGCGCAATCTTCACATTAGCAGATGCAGTAGTTAAAGTTACGGAAAGGGGAACCCTTGTTGTTATTGGAAACATCATCTTCATTTCCCGACAAGCACCAGCTTCCAATTCCGGAAGAGGGCCTAAATTCTTTGGATAAAGGATTATAGTGCCATTGGGTGATTCATTGTCTGAATTTGTGCACACCTTCAGGTTCATTGTCCTTGCGGTTATGCTTCCTTCAACTTCTGCTTCTGTACTGAAAAAATTACCGCTCTCAGTCACTCGGAACGGAGCGTTGTCCGGTGTCGCGGAGCCTGCCCATATGCGTACCTTGCTCCCTTCTTCCGAACCGGAAAGACCCGTTGTCACAGTCTTCCCGTCACTCTTCTTAATGAGCAACTGGTTGCCCTGCATGAAGTCAATGCTGGCATCTTTGGCTATGATGAGCGACGTGAATATGTATGACGCAGTCATAGAGAACACTTCCCAATAGGAAGCCCCTCCTGATGTGCCAGGGGCATTTGACGCGCTACTTGTATGCGTATTCTTACATTTATAGGCTTCCCATCCGGTCGGTGATTGAGAATCTTTAACAAGAGCAACATCCAGATAACGGGTACCGCTCGTTAATGATTCGTCATTACGGTATTGGACACTGAACTTACTCCATTCAGAATGCCTTATGATGCACCCTTGTATACCCTGCTCGCCTTTTTCTCCAGGCTTGCCATCAGCTCCGGGTTTTCCGTCAGCTCCGGGTTTCCCATCTTCTCCCTTTCCAGCCAGCAGGTCGTATTCCTCCGTATTCATCTCCCCGGTCAGAATATAACCATATGTTTTTCCCCCATCCTGGGTCTGCAAGATGCGTCTGCCCTGGCTGTCCGTAACTGTCCACAATGGAGGGTTAGTAGTCTCCTTCTTGGCAATGTATGATGAGCCTCCCATGGTAACTACGCCCTGCTTCGGCACGATAAGCCCCGTATGCCATCTGCCCATAGAGGTTATGCTGTCACCCTTCTCTCCGGTAACGCATATGCCCGGTGTCTCGGAGGTCGTGTTGTCCGTATAGGTGATTATACTTTTCGTCCAGATATATTTGCCGTTCTCCCACGTAGGACGGGTAGTGCTCCAGCTTCCTCCGGTGAGGGTTGTGGGAGACGTTGACATGTAGTAGTATTCCGTTATAGTCTTGACACCCTTTCCAGTAGCGCCTGCCCCACCGGTTATACATACCGGAGAAGTCTCCTCCACGGAATCGTCCGAATACGTGGTGACGGTCTTGCTCCATATGTACTTGCCGTTCTCCCATGCCGGGGCATCCGTCTGCCAGCCGGTTGTCGGGGCGGTGGTGTTGCTTGTGGATATTGCATAAAGCACATCCACATACTTCACCCCCTTGCCGTCAAACCCGTATTTAGCCCAAAGGGCAGGAGTGCTGAAATTACTCCATATGCCGTTCTTCTTCTCCCTCTCGCTCACCCATTCAAAAGGCAGGGATTCGGAAACGCCGATGGGGTCATCATGCCAGCCGGA